TTCTGTTTCAGATTTAGGGAACTATAAAGCATCAGTTGTTGTTACACGATTAAATAGATTTTATGGTTTAAGTTGGAACTTTATACCTGAAAAATTTAATACTGAAAAATACAAGGGAAGTAATATCATAATCTCTTGTGTTGATAATGTTAAAACAAGACTTGAAATAAACAAATCTTATAATGGTTCAAGATCAGAAGGAGTTGATTTTAATAAAAAGTTTTATTGGTTAGATTTTGGCAATGGTAAAGACTACGGACAATTTGTTCTTGGCTCTGTACCTATCGAACAGCCTAAGTCTAATAATAAAACTGAGGATGAACTAAAAACTATTCTCGAATTATTTCCTGATATGGAAAAAAATGAGGACATTAGTAGTCCAAGTTGTAGTACCAGGGAAGCACTATTAAAGCAAGATTTATTTATTAATTCAGTTTTGGTAAGCACCGGAATGAATCTCATTTGGCAATTATTAACCAAATACAGAATCTCTTATCATGGAGGATATGTAAACTTAGCAAATTACCAAACTAAACCTATTAAATTATGATATACCCTATTAGTGTTTTAAAAATAGACCTTATTGAACTATTAAAAGAAAGAAGAAGAATTAAATCTTCTATTATAGGTAATAGAATTAGTAAAAAAGAAGATGTTTATTTGGCTATCTTAAAGATTGATAAGCAAATAAAAGACATTAATGATGCTATAAGAACTTTAACACAATTAACAACAGTTGATGAGTTACATGCTGAATTTGGAAAAACAATCAAGAAGCCCAAGGAACAATAGTTCTTTGTGGCTTTTTGAATTTAAACACTATAAATATGGAAGATGATAAAAACAAATTATCTGATTTTTCTACTATTCATTTAAAAGAAGAACTGTATAAAAGAAGAACAGTTCAGAATAGTATAAGTAATGATAAGATTAAAGAAATTATTTGTAACTATTATGGAGCTAATGTAGAATGCTTAAAATCTAAAAAAGCTGGGGCAAGAAAAAACCCTTGTAGATTGTCTAAAAGAGCATTGGCTTATATTTTTAGAAATGAATATAAAAAAGGTTATATGGAAATCGGAGAGATTATGCATAAAAATCATGTTACCATTTTAATGGCAGTAAGAGCTGTTACTAATGAGATGGAAGTTAACAAACATTACAAAAAAGAAATAGAACATTTAATTAATTTAATAAAATAATAATATGGGAGCAACAAACATTTATGTGATTCAAAAAGGATCATCAATGAGAGATGCATTCAATTTAGCAACGGAAGAAGCTAATGATGAATACGGGCATCAACAAGGCTATAGCGGTCAAATCAACTCTTGTGAATTATCAAGTGATAAAACAAGCAAGTACAAAGAATTAGGAGAAGAAGAATTTGAAGAATGGGCTATTGATAATACTGATAAACGTGAAGTTATAGGATTTGAAATAGAAAAAGGTAAATATGGATTTATAGGTTGGGCGCCAGAATAATATGGAAAAAAGCAAAATAACTTATCATATTGAACCCATTCGTAGTCAATATCTTATTGAGGTAAGATATAATGATGGTTTTACAATGCCTGACTATATTGGAGGGTATTTTAACACCTGGAAAGGAGCTAATAAATATTTACAGTCTCATAAAAAAATAATGAATGAAGAAAGCTAAAATAGACATATATCAACAGCTAACTGATAAGATTATCAGTAAATTAGAACAAGGGGAAATCCCTTGGAAAAAACCTTGGAAATCAATTCAGTTTGGTTATCCTCAGAATTTTATAAGTAAAAAAGTTTACAAAGGTTGTAATTTCTTTGAAGCATTATTTGAAGATAGAGCTACACCTTATTGGCTTACCTACAAACAAGCTAAAGAATTAGGTGGACAAGTAAAGAAAGGGCAGAAAGGTATTCCAATTATCTACTTTAATCTATTAAAGAAAGAAGATGATACAGGAATGGAATACACAATCCCTTTAGTTAAGAAATCTACTGTATTCAACTTAGAGCAAATTGAAGGTATTGAAAATCCTTTTGCCGAAGAAAAGAAAAAGTTTGAAGAAGAAAATCTTATTGATTTTAACCCTATTGAGAGTTGTGAGGAACTACTAACTACATTTGTAGATAAAGTAGCACCCTATAAACACGATAATGGACAGAGAGCTTTTTATAGACCTGGAGCAGATACGATAACAATGCCTAATCAAAACTTTTTCCATAAACCTGAAGGTTATTATGGTACATTATTTCACGAAATGGCTCATTCAACTGGACATACAGATAGATTGGATCGTGATGGAATAATTGGACATCATAAAAAGGGTAGTAAAGGTTATGCTCGTGAAGAATTAGTGGCTGAATTAACCTCAGCATTTCTTTGTAGTAAAGCAGGAATTATTAATGAAACTGTAGATAATAATGCAGCATACATCAATAATTGGCTTGGAGCATTAAAGAATGACAAAATGATAGTTTACGATGCAATGAAAGATGCATTTAAAGCTATTGAATATTTAGGAATCTTAAATGAAGCAGCATGACAAGAAAAGCATATTTAAAACGTATGGCACAACACGAAGCTACACTTGATAGACTTTGGGAAAAAATGGTTGATGATACCAATGAGCATGTTAGAAAGCATGGTGGAATTGATGTTCCAAATCAGATAGAAAAATTTGCTGATAGTTTATGTTTAAAAGGAGCTTGGATTTATGATAGAATACAAGGTAAAACTTGTACTACTCATAATACAAACTACCGAGGTTCATTAACTAAAAAGATTAGGAAAGCATTAGGCTATACCTTGTAAAAAAATAGTAAAGAGTTTTGAGGAACAGTTTGTTCTTCTTTGCTCTTTACATTTAAAATTTATAATATGAAAAAAGATAAAGGATTACAATTTAATATAATGAATAAAAGTGAATTTATAGGGCAATCTAATGCCGATATAGAAGAAATAGTATTAGCCACATTTGTAAACTATCCGGAGTCTTATTTTAAAGTTGCAGACCAATTAACTATTAATGAATTTTCATCTGCTGAAAATAGATATATCTATCAAGCAATTAAAGAGCTCTCAGAAGTCTCTAAAATTGATATATCTACTGTTACCGACAAACTTATACAAAAGAAGTATGTTGAAGTAATGGGAGGTGTTAAAGAAGGTTTTGACCTTATTATTCATCTTAATTGTATATGCGATAGAATTGACTCAGATAATCATTTACTACAACATGTAGAAATTTTAAATGGCTATGCAAAAAGAAGAGCGTTAACTACATTAGCTAATGATATTACAAAAGACTGTAATAATATGACTGATCCACAAGATACAGTCAATAAAATTAGTACTGCTATTGTAGATATACAAGAAATGGGTGATATTGAAGAGTTTGATATACATAAAGCAAATAGAGAAGTTTATAAAAGCTTAGAGCCTAAAACTGAACATGATTTAATAGTGCGAACTCATCTTGAAAAAGTAGATGAATTTATTTATTGCTTAGAGCCTACTGAATTAATTATATTAGCAGCTGCTCCATCTATGGGAAAGACCGCATTGGCTCTTGAAATCTTTAAAAATCAGATTATACATAATGTAGAAGTGGCTATTTTTTCTTTAGAAATGGGAACTACTCAACTATTAAATAGAATGTATGCTGTTGAGGCTGATATTACATTAAGTAAAATGCGAAACAGAATGATTTCTCAAGATGAAAGAGCTCGATTAAATAAAGTTGTTGGAGAGTTTGAAGATAAGAAATTTTGGATTGACGATTATTCCAGAAAGATTTCTCATATCTCTAATAGAATTAGAAAATTTGTTATTCGGCATAAGGTTAAATTAGTTTTAGTTGATTATTTACAATTAATTACTTGCGATATAGGAAGACCTGGCAATAGAGAAAATGAAGTTGCAATTATATCAAGAGAATTTAAAAACTTAGCTTTAGAGCTTAAAATTCCAATTATAGCTTTATCTCAAATTAATAGATCCATACATAGTCGTTCTAATAAAAGACCAACACTTGGAGATTTAAGAGAATCAGGAGCTATTGAACAAGATGCTGATATGGTAGTATTTGTACATCGACCAGCATATTTTAATATTGAGGGTAATTTACCTGAAATTGAATATGCTGAATTAATATTTGCAAAAGGTAGGTCTACAGGTATGGGAATGATTGAAATAGCCTTTCAGTCAAGTAAGACGAAGTTTATTAGCAATAGTTATGAAGAAATGAAAGCTATAAAACAACAACAGATAGGCAATGTATCTTCATTGCCTGACACACCATTTTAATGATAAAAAAATACAAACATAGTCGAATTGTAGCTAAAGTTTCAAAAGATACTGGCTTAGACCCAAAGGTAATACATCTAATTATTAGAAAGTTTTACTTTGGTCTAAGACAGGTAATGCTACGTAATGAGGAAATAAATATAAAAGGCTTTTTTATCCTTAAATTATCCCCCTATTATAATCGAAAAATTAAAAAAGAAAGTAAAAACATTAATCTAAGAAAACGTAAAGACCAAAAATACACCTACATTAAAAAGGAGAAAAAATAGCTTGTTTTTAATGTGTATTTTTTGTACATTTACATTGTTATGGGAAGACTTGAAAGCAGAATAACACTTATTAATTACTTTGTTTATAAAGGAAAAAAGAAAAATATAATACAATATTTATTAAGTGTAAATAGAACTATTGAACAAATAGATAATGATAAAGAAATTCAAAATGTTTGTGAGCATTTTGAATTAAAAAAAAATAAAATTAATCAACTGAAGGGCTTAAACACAATTGAACTTCATGATAAATTTGTTGAAATATTAACCGATTCACAAAAAACTAATTTTCTAATCTTTAAAAATTAATTTATGAAGCCAAACATTTTTATAGTTGGACCATCAGGTTCAGGCAAGTCAACATCTTTATGGAATCTTGACCCTGCCACAACTATCATTTTAAACACAGAGCAAAAAGCCTTACCATTTAGGGGAGGACAGAAGTTTAAGCTAAATGTACCTATTGCCAATATGAATGAATTTCATGTAGCTTTTAATAAAGCAATAGATTCAAAAATAGCTGAAGTAATAGTAATAGAATCTTTTACATCTATGATAGAGCATCAATACATTAAGTCTAAGGCTGCATATACAAATTATGATATATGGAGTGATTATGCTGATGAAATAAGCCGTATTCTTAATCTATCTAAAGGAACTGACAAGTACATTGTATTCTTAGGAATAGATGGTGTAATTGAAGGTGCTAATGGAGTAGAGGAAAGATTTATTTATGTACAAGGAAAGCTTAAAAAACAAGTAGAAAAAGAATTTGTAATTGTATTGTATACTGATATGATTACAAGTGAAAAAGGATCTGAATATCAATTTGTTACTAATAAACAAAAAGGATATGAGCACACAGGTATCAAATCCCCTATGGATATGTTGCCATTAAGAATGCCAAATGATATTACAGCAGTAATTAAACATATTGAGGCTTATTATTCTGATGATGAAGATGATAAAGAGCCTACAGTAGAAGAATTAAATGGAATTAATAACTAAAATTAATAAATTATGAATTTAGATGATGAAATGAAAGATATAGGGAACGCTGAATTAGGTGGAAACTATATTAACAGCCCATGTGTTGAGGTAGTAACTATTAAAGGTTACAAAATGTCTCCAACAGATGCTAACTTTACTGGATGCCCTTATATTGAGGTTACATTTGAAAAAGATAATGAAACAAAAGAAATCAATACCTCAAGATTGTATCGAGTAAGACCTACTGATGGCGATAGTGCTAAAGAATGGAAACTAAAGAGAATTAAAGAATTATTTAGTAATGCCGGTGCTGATTGGTCTTTAAAAGGAGAAAATGTAATTAAATCAGCTGTAGGTAAGAAAGTAAAAGCTTTATTTAAAGAAGTTGAATATATTGGGGTAATCGCTGACTTAAATAATAAGCCAGAAATTAGAACTAAAATAGAATATTCATTTAGTACAAAAGCCGAAAACGTTATTAAAGGAAATCAATCTTATTTGAGAACTCCTTTAGATGAAAAAGGTCAATTACAATTAGCTGCAGATTTAGAAAAATGGACAAGAGATAATCCTGAAGGTGGAACAAACACACCTATTGTTGCTCCTACTCCTGAAGCTAAAGGTGTAGATGATTTACCATTTTAAAAAGAATACAAAGGGCCTTTATGGCTCTTTGTAATTATAAAACATTATTATGGAAGAAACATTAAATCGAATTACTGAAATCATTGAAGAGTTTAATAGCTCTAACAATCACAATCCTCAAGGATTATTAGATATGGGTAGAAACCTATCTTCTAATTTATTCTTTTTAGAGAAATTTAGGATTGAATCACATCTTAACTATGAAACTGTTATTTATAGTTTAAAGAATCAAGATTGGAAAATTAATGCAGCAATTAATGAGGCTAAAATTAAAGTGCCTGAATTATACATGCTACGCAGAACTATGGAATCTGCTGAATCTGTATTAGGTATGATAAGAACTGAAATTAGCTGGATTAAAACAGAAATGAATAATACGAATATTCATGGATGAAAAAATTGAAGATATTATAGATGCAGGAACTCTTGAAATAGAGCTTTTGTTTATCGAGTGGGAATACAAAATGAAACAATTATTTATTAACCAAAACGATTAAAAATGGAAATACCAGGGGAATTAGATTTATTTAGAAAAGAGTTTAACGAATTAGTTAAACCTCTTGCAGAGAAATTTGGAGCTCACGTCAAATTAGGCACTATGTCTTATAATGACCAAGAGTTCACAGCAAGATTAACAGTATCAGATACAAGCAATCTTAAAAGTGGTCAAAGCCCAAAAGATAAGAAGCTTGAAGATGATTATAAAAAACATTGTAACGTTTATGATTTAAAGCCAGAATGGTTAGGTCAATCATTTATAGCTCAAGGAGAGGAAGTAACTATTGTAGGGCTTAAGACAAGAGCAAGTAAAAGACCTGTAGTTTGTAAAGGTAAAAAGAGTAAATATGTATTTCCTGCAGATTCTATTCGATTAAGAATGAATGCTAAAGAAGCCAATAAAGTATGATTGATGTAGACATGATCTGTAACATTCTTGAATGTTATAAAGAAGAATATCATACAGGCCCAATGCCTATAAAAGTCAGTTTAGCGGGAAACCATGAACCTGAACAAAAAGAAATACAAGATGTTTTAGAAAGAGAAGCTTTTGATTGTGGATTTATTATTAGGGATATTAGCGTATTACATGATAATGATGCTGGAAAAGGATTTACAAGAGTTACGGCTAATGTATTAGATTCTGACACACTATTAGACTACGTAAGAGAGCTTGAAAGCAAATCTACTACAATGAGTAAGCAAATATTATCAAGTGCTTTAAATAAAGCAATTACAATGCTTGATGATTATAATAATATGTATGGTGATGTAATGCCTAAAACACGAGAGATAAGTGATTTAGATGAAATATTAAAACTACATAGTTAAATAAATAGAGAGTCCTTTGTGGCTCTCTGTTTAATCTAAAAATTTAATTATGAGTGAATTAAAAAAAGTAAAAGTAAAGATGAATTGGGATAGCTGGAAAGAAGTTATCTTGCAGATTCCTGAATCATGGACAAATGGACAAATTGAAAAAGCATTAGTTAAGAAGTATGGAATTTATGATATACTTAGGTGGAATTTATTAAACCAAAACAAAGAAGATGAAAAATAACTTTGACAGCAAAGAGGAATTGTATTTCTCTTGGTGGTTAGACCAATTAAAAGCAAGTAAGTATATTAATCGTTGGGAACGCAACGAAGCATCTTACAGCCTTACAGATGGTTTATATCACGAATATATAGTTCCAATGAAAAGAGTACCGGATAAAACTAAAAGTCAAACAAT